CACCACGCGCAGTTCTTTCTTGAAGCGCAGAAATAATACCAATTAATTCATCGAACTTTACGCCAGACGCAACAGCAACTGCTCCCGATCTCTTAAGACCTTCAATCAAATCCCTATCAGAAACAGCCGCGCTTGCAGCAGCAGCAGAGATTTTATTAAGTACGTCAGAGGTTGTCAGACCAGCAGAAGAAAACGAGTTAACTGCCGCTGTCAAACCCGCTACAGACTCCGCAGCGCTTAAACCAGAAAGACGAGAAAGGACAAGAGCGTCATTAAGCCTTTTGGTAACTTCTTCAGCTTTAAGACCTTGACGAGAAAGTTCTAAAGCAGCTTCGGCTACAGTATCGAAAGTTTGACCTGTATTTCTAGCAATATCAAAAATTTGGTTTTTAAAACCATCAAGCTGCGATTCTGATTGCTTTAGGATAGAGTTGATGTTAGTTAAGCTTTTTTCAACCTCAATACTCGTTGTAACTAACTGCTTCAAGCCGTTAGAAACAGCAGCGATCACACCAACAGATGCACCGAACGCCAAAACACGGGCGTTGGCCGCTTCCATAGATTTGGTAAACTCATCCGCTTTACCAGTTAATCTCCCCAAAGGTCTAGTTAAACCCTCAACACTCTTGGCCCCCGGCCCCATGTTGATCCTCAAATTCTTGCCGACTTTTTTGGCCGCTTCCTGAACGCTTCTTTCGTAACCTGTTTGGACGGTTGGTAATTTGATTGGCATAATCTTGTTCCTTTAGTGTGTATATACACCAATATTACACATCATGACCTGCTAATCTCATCATTTGTTTCATGTCTAACTTGCCACCCGCTTCTTTCATAGCATCAGAAAGGGATACTGAATCACTATCCTTAGCTACCTCCTTCATATCTTCTTTAGTAGCCCCAAACACAGCTGAAGCGTCTGCATCTTCCTTTAAACCACCATTATTTGAATTTTTATTTCTTTGGCTTTCAGAGTAAGCTAACAATTTATCTGGATCTTCCCTAATGTTATCTGGGATATCTTCGGTATATTGGAAAATACTATGAAATACCCTGCTATACATAGCAACCTTCATTTGATAAGCAGAAAGATTGATTATAGGTTTTCCATAAAAATCGCTAGGATTCTCACAGCTTGAAATATACATGCTAAAAAACGGCCTTAAAATAGAATGCTTAATATTATCCTCAGACATTTTGTTAGAAGTGTCTGTCATGATAGCATTTAGCAAGAACACTTCGCGAGGTTCAAGTTCCGCAAATTCATCTTCAGTATGTAAGTTTTCAGTAAAATCAGGATCTTTGAAAATGCAAAATCTAAGCATTTCGTCATTAGATCTTTTGGAGGCATAAGCTTCTGCGGTCAAACCAATTATCTCAGCTTTATTTTTGCTTAAATCGTATAGCTCAATAGACTTTTCTTCGATAGTCTTTTGAAAAGACTTCTGTTGGGAAGGCAAGAATACAGATTCTTTTGTTTTTTTAAGGTTTTTTATTTCTTCAGTGAGGGAGATAATTTTTCTGTCATCAGAATCTTCCCAAAGATCCTCCTGCTTGATGTAAGCCTCCCTTTCCTCTTGAGAGTCGATACCTTTAGATAAAGCAATATTCTTATACTTTTCGTAATAAGAATGTATATACTTCTGGTCTCTTATGTTTATGTGTTTAACGAATACGTCCCGACCTTCAAAGGCCGAGACGCTGTATCCGTCAAATATCTCCCCTATAAGGGAGGTATAAAATTCGTCACTATAACTCACCCTTATCTACTTTGTCCATGATTTCCTCAAACTCCTTTTGTGTAGAAGCTTGGTTGTAAAACCAAAAAGCTAGTGTGGTAGAAACCTGTTTAATAACCTGTTGATAAACATCGGAGTTTTCTTCCTCCTTTTCATAATAATCCTCAAGCTTTTCGTCATAATCAGATCCTTTGAAATACTGGATAGGATCTTCATCTTCCTCCCCTTGTATGTAAGTTAAATGAAGACCATACCACAGTAAGAGTTTGTTTTGAGCTTTAACATCAGCAGTGTGTTCAAATAAACCTTGTAGATTTGTTTCTACTTCAACCAACTCTCTTTTGACTTTGGCGATCTCTTCCTTTAGGAATTCAAGCCTTTTTTTCTGCTTTGCGTCAAGTTTGGTGGCTGAGTCAAGTTTGATATATTCATTCTGAAACTCTAAAATCTGCTTGTATAGCTTGCCATACTCTTTTTCCCCCTCTTCAGTAAAAGCTCCTCCAGTATCGCTATATTTTTTTGCAAGCATTGCTTTTGTGAGGATACCCTGCTTAATACACTTACTCATTTCGATGGTGTATTGAAGCTCAGCATCTTCCAACTCGCGACGAGAAGGTTTCTTGATTTTTACCTCAAGAGGTACTTTTTCCTTTACCTTTTTCTTAGTAATCGTAACTTCACCAGTCTTTTTGTTTTTTCTAGAGGATTCTTTTTCTACCTCTTTGATTTCATCAACTGTGAATTGATATAGTAATTTTAATTCCATATTCCTATTTAAATATAAATTCAACTCTGTAATTTTCTATTTCATTTTGAACATTACGCAAACTTTCGTTGCCAAAGTCCAAAATCCTCTTCCTAATCCACAAAACTTTATCTGGGGTAAAATGATCAGCTGCTTTGATTACTGGGTGATACTTTTCTGGGACACCTTCATACAACTTCTGATAGTGAAAATCATGATCTTTCTTCATATCTTCCACCATAATTAACATCATTTTAAACAGTGAAGACACTTCATCTCCAGACCTTTTGTTTAAATTTTTTTTGGCATTCATCCTTTATCCTAGTTATTATAAGAAAAAATGTGTAATTATCTATATGGCTGGTTTTTTATCTTCTAATATGGAGTCTGCGATCAATACAATGTACAATACATTGCATGAGACTTTTGCGCGAACTATCACAGTTTTCAAGAACTCTAAAAGGACCGTAATTTCTACAAATACCAGATATAACAATATCTATGGTAGAAGTGATACAGGCTCTAGATCTAACATACAATACGACACAGAATCTCAGACTTTTGAGGCTAGAGTTTATTATGTAAATATGGATGAAGAGTATTTATCCAATAATGAAAATCAACGAGGCACTCAAAATAAAATTATCTTACCAAATGGTTCTGTAAAAATCGTGGTAAAAATTGATGCTTATGAGTTTTTGCAAGAAGCTAGAAGGGTTGAGTTAGACGGGATTAGGTTCGCAATCAAAAGTGACGGCACTCCCCGTGGATTAGCCACAAATAAATTTTATACTTTTTTACTTACCCCAACTGACGAATAATGGCTCGCTTACCTAGAGATGTCCAAATGGCGATAGAAAAACAAGCTCCAAAAGCTTTAAGAAAACCATTTGAAAAAGACTTTAAGAAAAAATTTCTTAGGGTTAAGTCTGAGATGATCAAAGAGTTCCTTAGTCATCCAGTAACCATTGAACTAATAGCTGGGCCAAGCAGTAGTAATACTAGCGGCACTTTAGGTGGCATCTCTAATCTTTTCGCTTTTATCGGCTTCGATTCTTCGGATCAACCAATACAGCCCATACTTCAAATGCTGGAAAACATGAATTATAATTATTCAGGAGAAGCTAAAATTGGGGTAGTATATAATGTTAATATCCCTGAAGCCTCAGACATTTTCAAAGCGACCCCATTGCCGTGGGCTTCAGGAAGAAGTTGGGCGCAAGGAATAGAGACGGGCATATCTGGCCTTGGCTACTTACTCAGAAAAGATAAGGGTCGCTCAGGCGGAGCTGTACAATCAAAAACTATAGTGAGATCTGGGAAATTCCAAAACACCCAATATATATCCGCTTTGATTAATAAATATAAAAAACAATTCAATAACATCAAATGAAAGAGCAATTTGTACATACGCTTACCAATTCGTTTATGCTTTGGTTTGATAACTTTTTGTTGAAAAAAGGCGAAGCATTTTCAAATCAAACAGGAACTTTCTATCACACCCCAGATGATTTCTTGGATGATTCTTATGTCCCGTTTTCTAGCCCTTACAAGCAATTCGTCACTGATTCATCAATTGCTGGAGCAGTTTTACCTACAACAATTGCAGGAGACTCTCACTATATTGACTACGACAATGGTCGAATTGTGGAAACAGGATCTAACTATACATCAAGTTCTACAGTCACAGGGACTTTCGCAGTTAAAGACTTCAACATCTACTTCACAAACGAAACGGAAGAAGATTTAGTTGTAGAAAACAAATATGAAGTTAATTCTAGAATCCCAACATACAATGAATCTGGAATAGCTCCGTATGATCAAGTTGTACCAGCGGTTTTTCTTTCTACAGCCACAATGGAGAATGAACCTTTAGCATTTGGAGGGGAAGAATGCACTAAAGTTCGTGTAAATGCCGTAGTTCTCTCAGATGATCCATACAAATTGGATGGAGTGTTATCAATTTTTGGGGATTCTCACAATGAGATATTCCGTCCAATACCCATGAGTGGGCATCCCGTCAACGAATATGGAGACCTAAAAGACGGCACATATTCCTACACCACGCTATCTAACACCTACGACAGCAACAAACCTTTTCTAGTAGACACTGTAACTACTTCAAAACTAACAGACAAAGCAAGGAAGTCTTTAGCTAATGATCTTTATGTCGGATTTATTGATTTTGACATAAAAGTTCATCGATTTAGATTTTCTTAATTTCATAAAACATCAAAAATATTGTAAACATTAAAAAATAACTTATTATGGCCAAAAATAGAGTAATTTATCAATCAGAGGCTCTTTACGTTAGTAAGGACGCTAGCTCGACAGGTGTATACCACCACGAACAACTTAATCGTGTTCAGTCTGCAAACTATAGTTTTAACATTTCTCGTCAGGATGTTAATCAATTTGGACAACTTGCTAAAGTTGGATCAATGGTTCTTGAAGCCCCCACAGTTTCTATGGATACTTCGTATCTTTTGACTGATGGGTTTAACGAAAGAGCTTTAGGTTTTTACGTTCAAACAGCAGGTGGAGATGCAAATGAAAAATCATTTATCTCAGGTTTCTTAGCTGATGGAGATGGAAAAAACTTTTTTGTAAGCACTGTCCCAGAGGGGAAAGACGCTAATGGAGTAGCTGTTTCTGGAGATGCTAATGATGTCATTGGCATTGGTAATGCTTACTTAAGTGATTACTCACTAGATCTTTCTGTAGGATCTCTGCCAACAGTCTCTGTTTCTTTTGAAGCTGCAAACATCAACTCTTCAGCTGGAAACTATCTTGAAACTCCCGCAGTTGACCAAGCCAGCGGAACCAAACTACATAACGGTCTCGCTACCGTAATGTTACCAACCGCTACAAGTGGAAACGCTGGTGGAGAAATTGCTCTTCGCCCGGGAGATGTTACAGTTGATATTACATCCTTTGATGGTCAAACCATCGTTGATATTGACCCTGCGGATACTGACGGCGCTCACATTCAGTCTGCATCACTTTCTATCCCACTTTCTCGTACGCCTCTTGAAAGACTTGGAACTAAGTTTGCATATGCCCGTGCTGTAGATTTCCCAGTTCAAGCTACACTTTCCGTTAATGCTATTGTTAATGAAGTCACCGCAAGAAACCTTGCTGACGTTATTAACGACGAGTCTACTAAAACAGTAACTCTGACTCTTAAAAACGAGGCTGGAGCTACCGCAATGAAATACACAATCAAAGGCGCTCAGATTGTAAGCGAGTCGTTCTCCTCTTCAATTGGAGCGAACAAGAGCGTTGATCTAACCTTTACCACTTCTGTGGGAGGTCCAGACGATGTTACTAATGGAGTCTTTGCTAGTGGAATTGACGCTACAGCAGTCTTTACATAAGATTAATCAAACCTTCAAACAAAAAGGGCGGTGGAAACACCGCCCTTTTTTTATGTATGCTTTATGTGTATTAGCTAACTTGTCCTGTAAAAAGCTCGCCATCAATTCCACCAACTTGCTGTGGGGTCGCCTGATAGATATTATATCTAGCCACTAAATCGTCCACCTTGGCCTTAGAATCACTCGCAAGCCCTCTATAGACCTTAGACACCTCATTACGGTTAACGAACGTTACAGTGGATTCTCCGTCCTTTAAAGACAATATTTTATTATCGCTTGTCGCAGCAGTTATGCCTCGCAAGGCATTTCGCGATTGTTTTGTATAATAATTATATAAATAAAGCTCCTTATGAATAGATTGAGCTTCAGTATCGAGAGAGGCATCAGCTCCACTAAAATCCTGATAAATTAAAGTATTTAATTGACCCAAGTTATTCTCTAACCAAGCCTCAATAGATCCTGATGCTACGACACCAGTATCACTATCAAATTCATCTGAAAAAATTTCAGTCGCCAAATTACCAATTACGCTCATACTTTATATTACACTATTCGGAATCTTTTTTACTTGAGTTCTTTTTTTTGGACCATTTCTTTTTACTAGTCCATTTCTTTTTAGCTTGCTCGTCAGCGTTAACCTTACCAACAGACTCCAGCATATCTTTGATTTCTGAACTAGCTTCAGCAAACATAGGCTTTGGAGCTGGGATAGGAGAGTTTTTAGCTTTATAGCTTTGAAAC